ACACCTCATTGTCATGTTAATAACATTAGCAGGCTTTTGACGTGTCCGGAATTATCATGCCACTACAAGGTGATCGCCGTGCCGATAGCACTTTTCGGCAATGCCGTCCGGCTGGCCTCAGTCAGCCAGTCATGGAAGGCTTCCAGTATCGGGATGGCTTTTTCCTGTCGTAATCGTCGTCGTTCGTCGGGGCTGAGTAATCGAGCCTCCCGTTCAATGCCGTACAGTTTGGTGATAAATGTCAAGGCCTGCTCTGCCCGCCCGGCTTTTTTACCCGCCTGCACTTTCTGGGCATCGACAAATTTGCGGCGGGCATGCGCCATGCACCCGGCGTGTTTGATCGCGGGCAGAGAATCATAAGCCGCATAGCCATCCGTCAGCAGATAACCCGCATAATTCCCTAAAAAATCGGCGACACAACGTCCGCTGCGGCTTGGCGGGTAGTCGAAAATCACCGCCGGATGAGCGGCAAATTCGCCACTGCGATACACCCACATATAAGATTTGCTCTGCGCCGGGCGATCCGCTTCATGGAGCACCTGAACCGGCGTTTCATCCGCACAAATCAGGTGTTCATTGAGCAAGTGAGTCCGCATCTGTTCGACCAGCACATGGACTTTGCGGCCCAGTTGCACACACCAGTTCGCCAGCGTACTGCGGCTAATTTCAATACCGGAACGCGCTAAAATATCGGCCTGCCGGTACAGCGGCAAGGCATCGACATATTTAGCCGTGACAATCGCTGCCTGCGTTTCCGGGCTGGCGATGGTTCGGGGCAACAGGCTGGGCGGTGTCGGTGCCGTGATAATGTGGCTGCGGATTTCGGTTTTTTTACACTGCCGGCAGGCGTATTTGGTGCGTTCGTGACGAATGACGCTGACTTTCTGCGGAATAATTTTCAGGGTTTCTGACGTTTCGGTGCCACAGGCATGCAGCGGTTCGCCGCAACAATCGCAGTGCGGCGCATTCAGGGTATGGCGCTGCATTTCCCGCTCCAGTCCGGCGGGCAATGGCTGACGGCCTTTTTTGTGATGGGCCGGGGCTAGTTTCGGCAGGCTATCCTGCTGTTCAGCCTCGTTGAACGTGCCTTTGGCGGCTTTTTCGCTCTGTTTCCCAAAGCGTTTTGATTTGCTGAGGTTGAGCTGTTCGAGCAGGTGCTGAATTTGGGTCCGCAGCTCCGCCAATGACTCAGCCTGCGCCTGATTTATCGCCTGAAGCTGGTAAACGAGCGCTTTAAGTTGGTCAATATCATCCGGCAGGTCAGTCATCATTCAGGTTCTCAGCAGAAAAACCTGAGTGTGGCAGTCAAAGCTGATCGCGCCAGTCTTAATGAGCGATCCGTGTCACCGATCACATTTTCAAGCCCTGTAAGGGCTGATGCGCCCGGGGATGGGTTAATGCCAGAGCCAGTTCAGTTGCGGGCGTGTAATATGGACGGTGCCATCCGCCACAGGCGCGGGCCACTGAAAGCGGCCCTTTTCCAGCCGGCGGTAGTAGAGCCAGAAGCCGTTGGTGTCCCAGAACAGGATCTTGAGCTTATCACGATGGCGGTTACAAAAAATAAACCCGGCCTCACTGAGCGGATCCAGCCCCAGCGCCTCCACCACACTCGCCAGCCCGTCGATGGATTTTCGCCTGTCGGTCTGACCGGAGACCAGATAAATATTACCGGTTGGGATCATTGCAGTGCCTCAATCCAGTGGCGGATTTGTACAAGGGATAATCCGGCGGGCAACTCCGCGCGAAGTCCGTTGGGCAGGCAGAGTATGACAGTTTGCCCGGTATTCACCTGCTCCTCAATCACAACAGGATGCAGGCGTTGAGGCGCGTGCTGTTGCCGAAGTTTTTTTGCCCAGTAGTAAAACGTGGCCAGATTAATCGTATGGTGCTGGCAAAATGCCGTCACCGTTAACCCACTCTGTTTCTGAGTCTCAATGACGGTAGTCCAGTGTTGCTGTTTTTCAGTGAATGTCATGGGGGTTTGTCTCCTGAATAAAAAAAGAAAACACACTATGACAAAAGATTAATTAATCGGATATGTGCGGTTAATTAGGCGCTTACGATGGGACAACTGAAGACAGACAAAAAATCCAATGAAATCACTGCGACCCCAAAATTACTCCGCTTGCTGGATATCACAGGTTGCCTGATAACAATTGATGCGATGGGATGCCAAACGAAGATTGCGGAACAAATTGTGCAGCAGGAAGGTGACTATCTTCTGGCGGTGAAAGGGAATCAGGAAACGTTGTATCGCGCGCTTAAGAAGGCGTTGTCAGCCCGAGTTTCTGCCGTGAGTCATGCCGAAAATATCACGATAGAACAAGGACATGGTCGTATAGAAGCCCGTGAATATCATGTGTTACCCGCCCAAGCGCTGTCTCAACAATTTCCAGAATGGAAAAACTTAAAAACTGTGGGCGTGGCAATTGGATATCGAATTGATAATAAAGGAAAAGAATCACTTTATTATCGTTATTACATCAGTTCAGCGGAACTGAGCACCGACAAATTTGCCGCCGCTGTCAGGGGAACTGGGGGATCGAAACCCGATTACATTGGGTTCTTGATGTCACGATGGGAGAAGATGCTTGCCTTATCCACCGGGGAGAATCGGCTGAAATATTGGGATGTATGCGTCACATCAGTGTCAATATGTTGCGGGCAGAGACAACCAAAAAAGCCAGTATTCGCCGAAAACAACGGTTTGCGAGCATGGATATTAACTATTTGGATAAGGTATTAGTTGCAGGGTTTAAGGCGTTGGGCAAGAAGTGAACATTCACGCTCTTGCCCTGAGTTGCGAACTGCTTGCGGATTCTGCGCCCAGATCTGCCGTTGGAGTAAAGTTCAACTAGTCATTTGCCATTAGATTGCTTTTTGATGGTCATGTTTATTTCTTAGAGAAAGAATATATTTTGCCTTAACACAGAAAAATGAAAGTCATTATTCATTTTTTGGCGCTATTTTTCTTACCTTTAAGAATAAAAATCAAGCGCCATTTTTTTATCTCATATTATGAATTCAGAATTTTTTCTTTTTGTGCCAAAAATTCATCATCGCTTAAAATTCCCTTTTCTTTTAGAACGGCCAAGCGTTCGAGTTTAGAAATAATATCATCCTCTGATGAGTTGCGAATTTCTGTTTGGTGGTTAACGTTATAGGTTGTTTTAGTTTTTTTATCTTCTTTAGCTTTGTTAACAAGGTTGGTAAATGGGATAACAGCACTTTTAAAAACACTTGATATTTTGTAGTTTTGACCTGAGGTACTTATAATAATTTCCCCCATGATAATTCCCGTCTTACCGCCAACGCTGGCGATATCTTCTAAATTAATATCAACTTGTGTTACACCAAAAATCATTCCCTTATCTAAGAAAATAACTCGTTTATTTGTCAAGGTAATCAGCCAAGTGTTTCCATCCATCATACCGCTGGCAATAGCAAGTGGCGCTTCATTCTCACTGAGGATATGGGGTAAATGGAAGAATTCTTTTTTTACGAAAAATGGGTCTTCACTCACTTCTTTTGCCAATCGCTTAAATTCTTTTTTTAATTCGTCTTTAGTTGCTGTTTTATAATTAATCACTTGATATTCACCCTGTTAAAATTAACGTTTACCGCAATTTTTAGCTAATCTGTTATATGCTTTGGTTATGCGATCCCGTGTTTCTTTAATTGGCTCGATAAGTTTTTTATCTTTAGTTTTTCATTCATTACCATTCCTTAGATGTGATTTTTTATTGTTGTAACAACACGGCCAATAACCGTTATGTCGCTTAGATCGCAATCAAACGCCATGCCTACACCAGAGACACGAACGCGTTTGACTGGAATTCGAGTTAATTCACGAATGCTAATTTTTCCTTCAATATCAACTAACCATTCACCGTCATAGACATCGGCAAATTTGCGGTCAATGATGTAATGAATTTTATTATCTAAAACGCAAATGGGGTCAGTAGGGAGAGGAACGCCAGTAGTGAACATCACTTTATCAAACATAACATAACCAGACTGATATAGTTTTCCATCTATCAGTTTAGGGTTTTGTAATTTCATGATGTCCAATTCATTTTTAGCAAACATTTTTCCTTGACCCGTTGCTAACCACTCAAGTGTAGCCCCTGTTTCTGCCATGCAGCGGACGACCATATCAGCAGGAAAGATATTCCGTTTATACCTTCCGGCTAAACTACTTGATGCCATATCAAAGTGCTGAGCAAGCATAATTTTGGATGTAAACCCATAAGCTTCAATTATGCGATCCAATACTGGAGTGCTGTCCCCAGCCATATCAATATCTAATAAGGTCATAGTGAATTAGCGATTTAACGTAAAAAACGAATGTTGATGTTGATGTTGATGTGTAGTTTTTTACGAGTTAATTTTAGTCCTAGTTTGTAGTTTTAAGCGATAGATGACGAATCTGAACCAATAAAACCGAAATAAAATTATAGAGAATTTTGCCTTATGCGCCCTAACATTGCAATTACCTTCCCTACGCCTTTCCTGCCAATCAAGGAATACTGCGCGCTGACTAAAACATCCATGAGTACTGCTCGTGATATGGTTCGTGATGGTCGTTTACCTATCTGCAAGAAAACCCGTGCTAACGAAAAAGTCGAAATCAATATGGTCGCTCTCACCATGGAAGCTTTCAACGCTTCAGGTTATGCCTTTGCACTTAACACGCAATACGAGTAAAGCATTTCGCTTTTGGAGAAAAAAAGCAATGTTTGATTATCGGGTTTCCAAACAATCTCACTTTGATAATGCGTGTCGTGCGTTCTCCAACACACACAAAGGCGACTTAGCACAGATCGCGGAATCCATCGGCATAACTCCGCAAATGCTGCGCAATAAGCTGAACCCTGAGCAGCGTCACATGCTGACTTGTGTTGAGTTAATGAAGTTAACTGATGTAACAGAAGACGCTTCCCTTTTGGATGGTCTACTGGAGCAATTACAGTGTCAGCCATCCGTACCGGTTAATGACGTTTGTGATGCCAACATGCCGAGTTACTTATTAGGTGCTACGGCAGAAGTGGGCAGGTTGGTAAGTGAGGCTGTTTCGGGTGAGCATTTTAACCAGACCCGTGTTGCGGAGTTTAAGAAGACGGTTAATAACGCAGTGAGATTATTAATGTTGGCGGGGGTCACTATTTCATCAAGATTGCACTCAAACCCTGAGTTTAATTCGGCGGTTGATGCTATGGCAGGAATGGGCGCATCGTTAGTCTGAGGTAAGCATGAATGCGTTAAAGCAGCAGCAACACCAATATAAACTAACAGGTCAGTCGTTCCATACAAAGAAAGGTGACGGATTTATTTTCCCAGTTGTCTTATGTTCCGTTGCTTATTTTATTTTGTTTCTAATTGGGTGAGGTTTAAATGAACACGGAATACCAATTTGAGTCAACAGAACAACGAGCCAGCAAAATAGCTTTTGATGTGCACGTGAATGGTTTAAATCAACTGGCAAAAATCAGGCAACAACATCTTAAAGCGGGTAATGAGCAATTAGCTGGCTTTATTGATGAGATGCGCAATAAACGCAATCCGAATTATGTCGATAATATTCGCGTACTGGCGGCTATTTTCTTTATTGCCAATATTAAAAAAGAACGGCATGGGCTGGAATTAGATCAATTTAGCATCGAAGAGCGAAGCGAGTTAATTAAAGTCATCAATAAAATTAAGGCAGCCGTTCCATTATTGCCAACAGGCTTATCACTGCCTAATTAAATAAAATCCCCGCCCAGCACCAAATTAACGCCGCTTACCCGGAATTATCGGCGGGCACGCACCTGCCCAAATTCGCCCACATTGAGGCCCACACGGAAAACACGGCCAGTGGTGATATGGCTGACCCATTCAGGCCGCGTTATGCCGTGGATGTGCAATTGCTGGATGATAACGGCAAAGACGCCGCCGCACCTGTTTATCGCGCTGTCCCGCTGCCGTTGCCAATGGCAGGCGGTGAATCGGGGATGTTCCAGTACGTACCTCGATAATCGTGGCGCTAAAATTAAAGAGTCCACAAAGAAACAGTATCGAGCAGCGCTACTTAATTATTCTGGTGACTGGTTATCAATACCTATCGCTAATATTACCCGTGTGATGGTAGAAAAGCGGCACAAAGACATAACTGAGGGGGGCATTTGGTTTGGCGATAAAAACAGCCTGTTACATCCAAAGGTTGCTACAGGTTCGAAATCCAGTGCTGATTTATGGGCAAGGTATTTCAGGGCAGTGTATCGATTCGCTCAAGATCATTTCCGGGATTCGGAAGGAAACACAATTTTACCCGATCCCCCTACAACTGTTTTAAGTACTAAAAGGCAATGGAACGGTATAACCAGACGAACAACTAGGGGCTGTTGATGTTTTGTGAAGGGAATTTGAACGGCATGATGATCTGGTATCCTTGTTTTCGCCAAAAAACCGTTACCTTGAGAACACCATGCCGAGAACTATAGCAAAATCATACTAATATGTCATAATATCCAAATCCAACATGACAAGGCATAAAGTGAAATGGGTTACAGTCTAGATTTTCGAAAACGAGTACTGGCATACAAAGATAAGCATTCGTTGACTTTCGAACAAACGAGTGCCCATTTTGAGATTTCTATTCGTACCCTGTTCCGGTGGAGTCATAAAATAGAACCTTGCATGACGTGTGATAAGCCTCCCATGAAAATTCCTGATGAGGTGCTCATATCGCGGATATTCGTGATCAGATAGGTAGACATACAAAGTATGTTTTCGTCAGGGAGCAAAAGTTAAGAGGGGTTGTAGAAATGGTTCCAATGAGGGTTGACGCCAACAAGTCATTCAAGTTTGCCATGAAACAAGCAGGAATAGAAGGATTTCGATTTCATGACCTGCGCCACACATGGGCTAGCTGGCTGATTCAATCTGGCGTTCCATTATCAGCACTGCAAGAAATGGGGGGATGGGAGAGCATTGAAATGGTGAAACGCTATGCTCATTTATCCCCAGTCCATTTACAAGAGCACGCAAAAAATATTGATAGTATTTTATGTGTGCATGACACGAATATGGCACGTAAGAAAACTGCTGGAAATAATTAACCACGTAACGCATTGATTTAATTGGTGGGTCGTGGGAGGCTCGAACTCCCGACCAATTGATTAAGAGAGCGTAGAACTATCATCTAAATCAACTAGATACAGCGAAAACCGCCGCTCACAACGCCACATTTCGCAAAAGTTAGAAAAACATCGAATGCGTATAAAATCTTTCGCGTCCCAAATGCGTCCCACCTTTTACCTCATAACAACTCAATAAAATCCCAAATTAACTCCCAACTCCATTAACGAAGTAGGGGAGGGGCACGTAGCCCCTATATTTATTTCGGCTGCTCAGGCCATGGGATATCAGGTGCGGTAGAGCAATCCACTCGATTGAGCAATACCCGGTATTTACGCCAGTCGGTTAATGCGGATTTTTCGGCATCGGTTGCCATATCGAGGTCAATCGCATCCTGTAACGGGGCAATAGCGAAATTGGCCTGTCGTTGCAGTGATAATTTTTGCTGTTCAGCTCGCCTGATTTGATCAGTTTTTAGTGCCAGAGTATCTGTCACCCACCGTTTACCATCCCATTTATCGAAGGGGGTAGTTGGGGCATCCGGTGTAGTGTTTAGCGGATAATCACCGAGCACTGTAATCACCTGTGCGGCGCCCGTTTCAATGTTGTAGACCGTTTCGCCACGGTGATCAGCAACGTATTCCCACGCGGATAAATCTGCCGTTCGGCAAATGGCATAACCTGTTTTGCGTGCTCCCGGCGCATCAATACAGGAATGTGCGGGGACGCCAACACCTATGGGTAAATACTCCACGGAGGATGAAAAATATTCGCCTGTTTTTTCATCATAATGAAACACCGTGATATTACCGGCGATTATAGCAAGTTGATTTTTATCTAATTTTGCCTGAGTCATTATACTGCCCTCACAATGTAGTTAAATGCGATGTTACGCGGGCGTGTTTCGTTAGCAACAGAAACACCACCATCGACGCTTGATCTATATGTACGGAAAAGATTCCCCGACCACAATCCAGTGTTGTTTCCACCTGACTGACTGGTATCCCAAGCGAAATTCTGCGCTTTGGCATCAGAAAAAACCGTTGTAATCCCCTGCTCGCTCTTATCCCAATCAACGCCTGTACTCGTTGGTAACGCGTGATAATGATCCTGAAAGGCAAAATTCTGGGAGCTAAGAAGACGGCGGCCGACATCAACCTTACCGCTATCATCCCATCCACGGATAAATTCGCCGCGCAGGTCAGGTAACCTTAATGATGGGTACACCTTCGCCAGTTCTGGGTATTGTGCCGCACCGAATATCGAACCATCACATCTCAACCATCCATCAGGCGGGGTTGCTAACGGCCACGGAATCGGCACTCCAACAGGTAATGCCGAGCCTGCCGCTAAACCGAGATTTTTCACAAACTCTGGTTTGTTGGGAATATCCGCGCCGTTCTGGGATTTTTCGAGGCGGTTGTTGGCGTTGGCATTGGCATTGGCTGCATTTTGATTTGCTGTATTAGCCAGTGTTCTGACATCATTCAGGACGTCAGTTACGGATTTTTGACTCATCACCTGCGTTTGACTGCCGCCGACAGATTGAACAACATCCGATTTATCGAATTTTTTATTCAGCTCATCGAGAATTTGATTTGTATTAACCAATTTCCACGCTGAATTAATTTTATCCGCTGACGCTGTATTGAAATTAATTTTGTTGTTATCAATGAGGCTCTGAAACTCTTTTGTTTCATCATCCGATTGTAATATTGCCCCTCTGGAATACCCGCCAATAGAATTGGCATACTCTAGTGAGAATTTATATTTTCCGCCCTTGGATAAATGAACGATATTATCAGATATCTGATTAAATATACCGTTAAAATCCCTGCCACTGGGAGGTAATCCACCAGCCGTAACAGGCATCATTGTGATTTGGGGAAATCCTGTATCCCATGTTGCTTTTTGGCTGGGTAGGTCTGATTTATAGTTTGCAGGAATATCATCTTTCTGACCATTTTGAGCAAATGGTCGCGGTATTAAATTTGGGTTTTTCATTATTCACCTATTATGCAAATGACGCCTGACCAAATGGTTGAAATCCGGTTCCATAAAATCCGAAAAATTCACCTAATGGTAATTCTACAATGCTGATTTTCACTCCCGATGGGCGGGGTAATATTTGTCGGTTGTAAATTAGATTTTTTTCTAATTCAGATAATCTATATTCAAATACATATCTGGCTGTCATATGTCCGGTTATTAGATAATATGAACGGCCTCGTAAAAAGCAACAACCTAGCCAGTTGTTAATATTAGGCGCGGTTGCATATAGTATATTTGAATACGCCTTCATTAGAATAACATCCCTGAATATTGAATCATCCATCATATATGACGTATCAGTTCCTCCAGAATAAAATGGAGACTGGTCAAACGGCGTAAATTTTTTCGTTTCTTTAAATCCGAAATAATCAACATTCGGGTCGGGTATAGATAAATCCCTGCCAATACCAACAATACGCCCCCAGACATCTAACCCAAAACCTCTCGCTGTGAGAACGTTGACCGCCAAATTATAAAACTCGTCGGCATTAGCTCTGGGGTCGATGGTTTCATTTATTGAGTTGAGAATAGTGCAGATGGTAGGGCTATTGGCGTACTGGCTGAGTAGTGTCTCTTTTATATCCAGCATTATTCTATCCTTATATCATCTATAGATAATGTCGGAAACTCGTCAATGCCGAAATCCAGATAATTAGCCGCTTCGCCTTTCTTCCTTGCTATTTGAACCGATATCAACCGCTCCCGTGTTGATTGAGCCGTTGCGCAAATGTAGTCACTGGCAATGAGTTTTTTAGCTATCCTTCCTTTACCCCTGCCTGTCTCAAATTCATTCAAAACAGCTTTGCGAACAGCTAATTTATCTTGGTGCGTCAATCCCAATTTATTCTCAAATGTCACAATGAATTCAATAGGAATATGATGTGGCCGGATGAATTTAATGTCATAACTGGGCGGCAGATAGGGAAAATTATCCGTGTCCTCATATTTGACTGTCGTATTCCCCACAAATGAGCAGCCGGTTCCGGCTCGAGCCAAAATCTGCCGGGCTATCTCATTATCATCACCACCTACCACAGAGACAGCGATAGAATTTCGGATTAACGGGTAATTAGTTACTCCGACTGTGATAGTTTCACTATCTGGGTTATCGACAACATAACAATCAATGACATTTTTGATGTTAGATACTGCGCCATAGGTTGCGGCATTAGTGTTTTTGGCGTTGATAGCGACAGATTCCTGCCGCCTCAGTTCAAACTCCTGCCGTGATTCATCATCCCTGCCAACAATGGCGGCGGTTTTATTGATGACCGAGTCAACCCCATTGATGTTTTTGACAACGCGGCTAATAGCTCCAACCGAGGCTGAAACTCTGCCAGTAACATCACAATAAACGTGCACTATTACCAGTCCGTTATCGTCAATCCTCGCTTCTATCTGGGTGCTCCATGTTTTACCTGAATCATCGATCACCTGAAATCCGACAGGAATAATAGTGTTTGCCAGCCCGTTAATCGTGACCTCGGCAATAGATTTTGTCGCCCGATGACGCTGTAGAAAATAGATATAACCCAGCGCATCTTGCATCATGCCGTCAGCATATCGGGGGTCAAAACTATTCAGGAGGTTAATAAGAGTATTTCGTTCGTCGGTGATAATGGCGGTCAGGGTAGTGACTAATTGACCCTGCGGTGTATCCATTGATTTATTGAGATTATCGCCAAAACAGGACTGCATTAGCCGCCACACTCCCGCGATTATCTCATCGGTCGGTGGCGCTAATATCCCCTGTGGGGTGATTTGTAGTTTCGGTATCATAGTTCTATTACTCCCTCCCGTCCGTCAATGTCGGTAAATTTAATTCTGCCTCTCACAATCCGGTCATTTGCCGTACTCAGTTCCGCTGTGGCAGAGACCACACCATCAACTGACATCGCGGCGTCCTCCAGATTTTTCCGGTACATCGCCAGTGAGTATCTGTTTTTACCTAATATTTCCTCCAGATAGGGGATGCCCTCCCTCTGTGAGTAGTACATATCTTTCACAAACACCCGACAGGCATTAGCCACTGATTGCGCTCTGGCGTACTGGTCTGAGGCAATAGCAATATTCCCCGCCGCATCGAGAGTCAGATCCCATGTGGCAGGCATTAGAAATAATGTCCGCATGTTGTTAAGCCTTTTGGTTAGGTGGGCTGGTATTGGAGCCTTGCCCGTGTTCTGGGTGGGTATGACTGTTATAGACTTGGCGCATTCCTGCCATCGACAAGCTATTAGTGGTGGTGTTATCAGTAATATCGCTCTTGGCCTGAATGGTGCTCGTTGTCTCTACAGGTGCGTCCAGCACTATCTTTGTGCCTTTGACATTCACTACCCCAGTGGAAACAACGTTAATGCCGCTATCCAGAAAATGGACATACTGGCTCGGTGCGCCATTGAGCAGGCCGCCGATATAGAGGCTGTCAGACCAATCGAACCGCCGCTTGCTCTCAGGTGGCGCTGAATTCTTGCTTCGCTTCACCTTTGAAATATCACGGGTGCAAACGAGACAAATACCCACATCACCCGGCTTCGGGTCGAGAATGACGGCATTTGCACCACCCTGATACCGGAAATAGGGCACGTTGTAGATAATGGCATTCTCGTAGACATTCCCCGCGCCATCGACTTGTTGCACTAAAGGTAGGATATCGACGTAACCCACAGGGGCAACGCCACCGCCCTTAACTTTCACCACCCTGCATATCGTCACTGTCCCCATCTTGCCAATCAGCGACCAGATGATCGCCTCCTGACTGCGAGCGCCACCCGCCATAACTTGTGGGTCATATAAAGAAACTTGTTCATCATTTTTTGATTGCAACATGGTTATCACCTCTTGGGCTAGCGTTAACTTCCATAAACCACTGCGCTGAGTCCTGTTCTGTCTCAAGAATTATTCTGATTCCATATACCAACCAATCACCATTACAAATGGCTATCTGACTGTCGGCAATGCGGACAATGCCACCGAATCTTACCAAGTGGTTATAGAAGCATTTAAAATCAACACCTCTCATTGAAGGAACCGGATAGCCAACCAAACCAGTTTCTGGAGAAATAACAGGAATTTTTAAATTTCTTGGTTGCCATTTTCTAGTTACACCAATGGAATTGCTTTCAATATATAAATTGAGATTTGCAGCTTCTGCCAGCCATCTTATTTTTTCCATATCTGTATTACCCAGATATACATCAGATAATTTCTCACTGACGCCATTAGATTCAAATGAATATCCAATACGCTGACAGATGTTGCGCATGATATTTACAACTTCATGCTCACCCTCGTAGCTTTCTGCATTAACACCTCTTATTTTCTCCAAGATAGCAGTTTGCGCTTCAATCATCAGGGCAACATTAGGCGCATCATTCATATCTGGATAGGCGAAGGTTATACCACCTTTGAAAACTTGTGATAATTCTCCTCCTTCTTCACCTGCTTCGATTGTTACAGTATTACGCAATGCTTTTAATGTACCCCATTTGATACGAAGTAACTTCTCCATTGTTTCCATTGGTAATCCGTAGGCTTTTATTCTAGCGTGGGGAGCAATAGCACCGTTTCCATAATTAATTTCAGTACTAATCCTGAGTCCAGTTGCAGAAAGTTTATTTTGTCCTTTTGAAGTGAATGATTCGTTTTCGCCCGAGAGGGTGAGAGTGATTCTAATTTCTTTTCTATTAAATGCCATTTATCCATACCAACCTATATCGAGAGCCTAATTCTGAATATTCTGGATCGGTATTACCTTCTATATCTGAGAATACAAGCCACTGACAGATATAAGTCATATTTCGACAAACGCGATTACATACCAGATATTCCCCATTTTTCTTAACAGTAGCGAATAAATTATTGAGCCTTGTTTCTAATGCTAAATCGTAGTTATCACCCTCCAAAGTGAAGGAAAGCGTTTGATTTGGAATTTTATCTAAGGGTATTTCAGTTATCATTAGAAACTCCCATTACTTATTTGCTTAACCATATTTTCAGCTTGAGATTTTATATCTGATAAATCTTTACCTATTCCTTCAAATCCTTCCCATAAAATTCCAGCACCTTCTTTTCCTTTGACAAGCCAAGATTTATTTTCATCATTGTATAAATCACCCAGATCATCCATCATTTTACCTATTGAGCCACTGGAGGCGTTAGATTCAACCTTTTGGGTTTTATCACCCGTATTTTTCTTCTTGGCATCATCGGGGTTTTTGACTTCTTCCTTATCATATTTGACTGTCACCTCCCTGATTTCCTCAAGATGCAGGTTCACTTTAAGCAGGGTCGCCCCATCTTTAGCCTCTCTCGCAATGTCATAGCCCACGATAGCGGCATTGGTGTAGACGAATTCAGGTGTGACAACGTGAAATTTCAGTGTGCTTTTCGCCAAAATCTCCAGTTGAGACAGAAAAGCGCCGCGCTCTAAAGTTCCACCGCTGCTTTTACTTAGCTGCACGGTGATTTTGTACGGTTCCCCGACTTTGTTATAAGTAGCGAATGAGCCGTTTTCTATCGGCGCACTCACTACCCGATACTGATTCTGGTATTGCAGTGATATCACGCTGTCGGCTAATAGTAGAGGAATTCCATACTGATTGAATATCCCCCAGTAATTACCGAACAGTGTATTTATCAATGCAGCACCGCCCAGACTGATACCCGCATCCATTGCAGCATCGGGGATCCCTTTCCAGTTGGGAATATCGGGCATTTTGGGTAGTTCTGGCATTCCGAACATAGAGCACCTCGCTTTTTGGATGTAAAAAAACCGCAATTAAGCGGCGTTAGAAGTGAAAAACCCGCCGAAGCGGGTTATGTGAATCATGGCTTATTTGGCAGGGCAAAGATGCTAAATTTAATCAAGGTTTACTCTAATTCCTTAGCGGGTTTTTTTCAGGCGCTCGCGCACTATATCCAGAATATCGTCATCCTCTTTTGTCTGAATTGCGCTCAATGCATGGGCATCATTAATGATTTCGTTCGTCTGCGTCATGCTTTCAGTGAATCTGGAAAATAATTTACTGTCCATTGTTACCCCTTAATGCAATAACCCTTAGATCTTTTCTTTAATACCTGCCTGTTTCAAAATTGCGTTAGCAGTATGCTTGGAGACTATCGTGTATGGCACACTAAATGCTTTGTTGGTTATATCGCTACGCCATATTTCATGGCTGCCTTTGCCTTGTCTGACAAAGTAGCATCCGTGAGCCAATAAAATTTCTTTTAGCTGTGGATATAAGCCAGATCCCATCAGAGCGCCACTCTTGAGTCAGATGATTGCTCCTGAATAAACTTAAGGCGAATAACCTCAGACTGGTCGCCCATGCCGTTAATCTCATAAAGTTCAGGTGCTATTTCCCAAACTTTCTCTGTCAGCTCATCATAAGTTTTAGCTTCTGTAACCAGTCCAAGCTCATCACACTCGGCAACCCACATGTCATCATGGATAACATTTACAACAAAAGCCTCTGTTATAACTACTCCCATGTTTCACCTCTCTGCGTACTGAGTTAATGTCTATCTGCCCTAATCTTAGCATTCATTGATTATAAAATCATCGATATTAGCCATCCATGGCTTGGTGTTAGAATATATTCATCGGCAGTGAGAGCAGGTTTTCAATGTAAAAACCATATCGTCTTGCTACCCCATCAATGATCCCCTGCGGCGTCTCAGTTCCACCAGTAAAAGTCTCAGTTTTATCGAGATGCTTATCGTAAACTTCCATCTTGATAACGTATCTGAAATTGGGTGGCTGTTTTGACTTTTTCTTTTTCACCTCACCAGTAGTCCAATATTCATAAAGTACATCGTCGCACTCTTCCTGATACCGGATAACTTTATCCCTGATCGATGCTTTAACTTTATTAGGGCTGATAGTAGCTAACCAACCAGCTAATTTACGGAGAGCAAGGCAAGTCATATCTTGATTGCCTGTTTTGGTAGGTATTTCGATTTCCGAAACACCTTTACTAAAACGTTGTTTTAACTTAACAAATTGAGCGCCCCAAGCTAAACCCATACCTTCAACAATAGGTTTCATCGGCACATACGGCTCACCGTTATAATTAACGACATAGAGATCTGAGCCATAAAATGGAACGTTAATAGTTTTACTAACTTCTTTAGTTGCTATAATAGGCATGTCTATTTTCCTTGGAATGGTATTAGACGATTTAGAAGCCCTGACTATCCCCCGATGGTTGGGGCTTCGCCGTTTCAGAACGGAGCTATTTATTACGTGATTGTAACGTTTTGTAAAGGCACTCTGCCGTGAATTGCGATATACTTCGAATATTAAACTATTTATACAACTGTAATATGTTAACGTTCATTGTTAATGCTGTAATTCATTGATAAATTAGTTAATCCTGTTACAACGATTAGTATTTAAGCTACTCCTTGGCCCTCAGTCCTTAAGCTGCTTCAACACCGTGAATCATGCCGCCGTCTTCCAGCCATTAATGGAGAATCTTCCCATCTTGGGGTGATACCACTGTGAGCCACGTTGCTCTGCTTCTCTCATCATCTGGTTTAGTGCTTTCTCGAATGACTCTTCATGCACGACTGACATTTGAATAACCTGCCCGCCCGGTGCAACATGAGGAACCTTCTTATGAGGAACCGACCAAGCCATGACTAACTGCCTACTTTTGGCATCACTCAATCCGTAAGTAGCTTTCAGGTAACTGTAGCCCTGATAACCGACAGGGATAGTGCCTTGCTCCAGATGCTCCATTTTTTGCTCCATCACAACAAGGCGCTTCTCATTGCGAGCGGCATTTGTGGCAATAGCAGCGATCATTTCCATTTTTGATAGCTGGGGCAGCTCTGTACCAGACTCAAGCGCAAACCAACGGTCAATTACTGCCGCACGGCGCACAACGTCGTAACCAGTGATAAGAATTTCTGTGTGACGGCGGTCGAGTAAGAGTTCAGAGATATAGCCGCGACTATCAATAACAGCTATTACCCCCTCAGCCAATATAACTTGTTGATTTTTATCATGACGCAAATTTGCGTCATCTTTATTGAGGCTGTACAGCTGCCCCAGCATGACCCATATATCCCGAATAACATCGGCAGGACGTTTTCCTGTAAGTTCCGCAATCTCGCGGCTTGACATCTTAGTGACAACTGAGTTAGGAGCTGCTACATTATTAATAGTCATTAAAAACTCTCCATCGAGTTAGTTTGATGAAAACCAGTAATTGCAAACTACTGGTTTTCTGTTTTCAGGGTACTTGGCGGTACTCTGGTAAATTAATTTGTCATTCGTTACAATGGCTAAGTTGTTTGTCTCACACGATAAATAGCACTCAGAAGCCCTAACTGTCCCCAAAACAGTTGGGGCTTCGTTGTTTTCATCCCGCATTCTTTCTTTGCCCCATCACTCTATTCATTCTGTCCTTCAAAATTTTCACTATCTCTGCATTTAGAGAGCGTCCACTTTTGCCTGATTCTTCTTCATACCATTCCCTAACCTCTGGCGGCATTCTTAATGGATACGGTAGAATTCTTTGTTTTTGACTCATAATGACTCTCTTTTTTCCTTTGAATTAATTTATCATAGTTAAATTGTGGATCATAAGGACTCACTTGTCAAACGGATATTTGCTATCTAAACTGCTGAGCAGTGAGTCTAAAGGAGTCAATATCATGTCACGTATAGCGCCATACCCTTTAAGAATGTCGCCTGAATTAAGGGAAGCGTTAGAAGATAAAGCAGAAAAATCGAAGCGGAGCCTCCAGCAAGAGGTTATTTATCACATAGATATGTCGCTACAACTCGAAAAGCTTCTCGCATCAGCGCCTCCATCATCAGACGATACCTATAAGCGAATAGCTAAGGCATTAAGATTAGAAAACGAAGTCAAAAAGAAAGATGAAAAAATTGAAGAGCTAAAGATGCAAGTCAGCCTGTTGGCTGAATCAACAAAAAACTCAGATACAGACAAATTTCGGGATATAGATACTCAAGCAAGGATTGCTCAAGAAGCATTAAAAAATATAATAAAGAACATCCCTCTAAGGTATGAGGAGCTAGATGAGAGGCCTATTCTCGTTAGAGGTACTCTACTCAACAAAAAAGCCCCGTAAGGGGCTATTTAATAAGAATTCATCCTTTCGCACTTTCCTAATACTGCATTCACAGGACTAAATGCATCATCAGTGCTAAGAATCGCCATTATTCCTAGCTTTTCACTGCCTATAAGGAATGCATAGTTACTATCGTTCACATACTCTTTATATTTCACGGAATTATTACTACTAGATTCAAGCTTAACCGTTGCACCAAAGCTACCCCAAGATGGAGATGGCTTAGCACTCATCGGTATGTTTGGATGAAGATCCGTAACTAGATATTTTCCCTCTTCATCATGCTCGATTCTTAACATAGCCCGTGGGAAGTGACCGGGTGGGAATTCTTTAAAATTGCTTAATACCCCACTTGGATAAATACCACAAAAATAGTTCCCATTACGAATATCGAGCTTGCCGTCATCGCCGGTATAAACTCCGTTATCAGCGATAGCGCTCATTGAAGTAAGTAGGATGGCTATACAAGCGATTCTCTTTAACATTCATCACCTCATGTAATGACAATTTGGTTTAATTATAACCACTCTGTCTAAAGAAGGCATATCATTATGAGTTCTCTTTATCCCATCGACGGAATTATTTGAGATAAACTTTCTCTAGCCGCTTGCCCTGCGTCCGTTACAGTCCCTGCCACCGTGCTAGATGACGTGTGAACATTAATGTCACCGATAGTAATATCAGTTTTATTGTTCACGGTAGTAGCAGGCATCGCATTGATTTTTTGAGTTTGAGCAAGAAATTCAGCTCCACCATTCGGCATATTAGTAACTATAGGTTTTGATATTGCCTCAGAGAATGCGCTAATATTTTTTGCTAAATTGACCATCGGATCTCCTTGCCCTTTAATTGCCGCCATGACAAGTGGCTTGGAGTAAGGTAACGGTTTTCCTATTTCCTCCTGACTCATCGCATTCATCAATGCATACATGACATCATGGTTATTCAGATCTAAGCGGTCGTTGCTACCTACACCTAATCTTTGAGCAACTCTTTGAATATAATCCTTAGTATTATTTTTGTCTTTTCCACCGGGAGGCGCCCAAGTAGAGACTATACTTTCAATCGTTTGTAGCTTTTCCGGTTTAGTTTGTCCGTTGAAATAACGCCGCAATTGCCAAGCAGTACGCTCTAAGCCCTCATAAATAGTATTAAATTTAGCGAAGCGCTTATTAGGATGATCTTCTACCGTTGCACCTTTTTGTTTGGCGTATTCCATATTCAGCGGGTTATTGTTACGTTCCCCTCTGGTATTGCCTTTTTGTGGCGGAACCGGGAGCGCTTGCAGTTTGCTTCCTGAAATGATGCTATTAAGTTCATTCAGTGTCATTTCACCACGCTGAACCTTAGCTTTGAGCTTATCAAGTTCAGGATCACCAGTAGGGATATCTAAGGTAGTTTCAGTAACCTGACTTCCTAGTCCTTTACCACGATTATCCACCCACTGACCATTAATCCATCTGGCATCACCTTGACCTATCAATGCTGCACCAAAATCAGACCAAGTCGGAGCTGTTCTTACACGCTGGAACCAGTCATATTCACCAAATGTAGAATTGAGTGTCGAATCTATATACTCTTCGCTTTCATATGCAACACCAGCGGCTAAACCAACAGCGCCAGCTTTTCCTGCCATTCCTAATTTTCCACCAGGAACTTTTATATTCTTAGCCCCTCTGGATACCTTACCGAATGCCCCTAAAATCTTACCAACCCATTTGGTTGCTAAGTATGTAGCAAATGCACCAAACGCCAATTTCAAGTTGCTGATTTCGCCATTCGTATCTTTAAACCATTGGCCTATAGTGGTGTTTTTAAACCACTTTTTGAATTCGTCTAATTTTTTCAAAACATACTCAATTGAATCACTCCATTCTGACCAGTCAAATAATGAATCCCCGCCTTTTTTCCATGTTTGGTAATCGTCATAAAGCCCCAATAAGCCAAGACTCAAAAGAGCAATAAGCCCAACGCCAGTGAATAAAGGCGCAAACATAGCAAGAAAGGCAGAGCCTGCGGCAATAGCCATAGGGATGAGAGCCACCCCGATAATTGTCGCAATGCCTTTGAATACCGAGATAGCAGTTTCACGATTCTTATTCAGATAAGAAAGAAAACCGGAAATTCTCTCTGAAAACTTGAGAAAATAAGGCGTTAAATAGTTAGCTATTAGTGTTTTTAACCCCTCCCATTGCTGCCCGAGTACCGAATTTTGCTCCCTGAGTTGGCGGTTTAATTCCAGCTCCTCTTTGGTGGAAATGACGAGGTTTTTCTGTGCATCCAGCTTTTTCTGAACAGCCTCTTTGCCCTCCAGCAACATGTTGATGGTTCCGTCATCCAGCCCCATATTTTTGCCGATGTTATACGCCTGCGGGCGTTCCATCTTGGAAAAAGAGTCCGCCATATCTAACAGAATATCGTCCAGATTCCTGATTTTCCCGTAGGAATCTACTACTCCGATACCCAGCGCATTGAAAAATGGCAATATGGACGCATCACCGACAGTCACCAAATCCCACAACGATTTATTGAGGCTGGACATTGTGGCCGCCATGCCATCAGCACTACCACCTGACATCTCAGCGGCGTTCTGCCATTTTTTGATGGTGTCCGCGTTCATGCCTAAGTTTTTACTCAGGAAGTGGAGCTGATCGTTTGAGCTGGATATCTCGCTAACCAGTTTCGCTAGCCCACTGGAAACGAAAATCGTCGCGAAGAGTCCCGCCAGTGCTTTAACCGCACCGTCAATGGACTTGCTCATATCCTGAGCTTTATCAGACGATTCACTGAGTGAGTCGGAGAAATTCAGCACCACATTAGAGGTGCTTTTAGTGGATTTACCGACAGTTTCAGTCGATTTGGTCAGGGATTCATTAGACTGACTCAAATCTCTGGAACTATCCGCAGCTTGACCGGTGCTATCTGATAACTCTGCCACAGCCGTAGATGCGCCGTCAGCCTTCTTATCCAGATCATCAAGCGCTTTAATCGCTTTGTTCGCATCATTTGCAAAGCCGGACATATCCAGCTTGAGTGCAACGAGTAGGGTATCAACTAAGGTCGCCATTGGGACTCCTTTTTTAGAAACAAAAAAAGGTCGATTAAGCGACCTCGTTATTAGTAAGTTAGGCCTGCTTTTAGCCACATCAGGCGAGGTGGTACTCACTTCCCGCAATTAAGGGAAGTTGATAAGTTGATAAGTTGATCATTCCTCAAACAAAATAAGGAGTAAGAAGAATGGTAAGATATATGGTTAGAGTCGAGTTGCATGGAGCTGAAAGCAATGAATATGAAAAGTTACACGAAAGTATGGAGTCTATCGGTTTATACAAAACTCTACTAAGTGATACTCGGAGGCCATTAAAATTACCCCAAGGAACATATCAAGGAGAATCAAATCTTAGCGCAAAAGAATTATGTTTTAAGGTGCTAAAGGTTGCTTCACCATTATCAAAAGGCTCGCCAAGTATTATAGCTTGCGCTCTGGCTGGTGATTGGGAGGCATGGCTATCATTCGCTGACCGATGAGCCAGCTCTTCCGTATCCGCAATATGAATCAGATTCAACTCTAGGCTCTTCACTTTCTAAGGCCGCAAATGCTTTTCTTACACTGTGGCCTAAAAATCTAACTGTACTGTCTGGTAAATCAAAAGTTTGCTGGTACTTGATTCTCAGTAGATCTGCCAGAACTTTTATTGCCGCTTCTTGTGAGTCATACGATAATTCTTCAAATTTCATTGTCTTTCTCCAATTGTTAATTCATTCGGTTACATTTGCCAAGTACCAAGCATAGCTATTGGCTTTAACATTCGTCACCTCATGTCATGATGAGCTTGATTTAATTATAACCGCTTAGAGGGCTGGGTAAATTAATCTGACTTACTCAGCTCCTCTATTAACCGCTTGTTGTATTCGCTGACTTGATGGATTTCTAGCATATTCAGCGCAGCTTCCAGCCCGTATATCGTAGAGAGTTCGTGATAGGAGGCGTACCCTGACGTCACGACCTGATACACAATACTAGAAACATTGTTAGGCTCCGCCAGAATGCCCTCTTTCAGCGGCAAGCCAGCCCTTAACTTTTCGAGTCTGAGCCAGCGCCTTGAGTTAAAAAATCAATGTGGATAGCCAGCGCCTCCGCTCGCAGTAGGAACATCGTCTTAACATCCCTGATATCAGAGTTGAATTCGATAGCGCGGGCATTGCCACCAGACGGAACGATTTGTACACAGTCGAGCAGTTCATTCAACAGCGGAATGCCATCATCCGCTCTGATATTAGACAGGGCCTTGATAGCTACCTGTGCTATTGCCATCATTCCCATTGATGGACGGAGATCACCAATATCAATGCCGCCATTGGCAATAGTGAATAACGCTCTCATCGCCCAGTCATCAGCCTTAACAATCGGCATTTCAGTGATAAAAAACACCTTGCCCGCGTCACGGCCTGATTCGATGGTGATTGTTTTGGATTTCAGATTAGACATTATGCGATTTCCTCAGCGCCGTTAGTGATCATGTTGAATTTGTAGCTGGTTCCGTCCAGTAGTTTTTTACCGCTCGCCCCGCCTGTCATACTGATTAGCCCGCCTGTGCCGGAATAGCGTTTACCAATAGAAGGAATTTCAACAACAATGTCGACAAATCTAGCTTCTTTCTTGGAATTAAAGTCCTTTCTAATATTTTCCAGTATCTGTATAGAGGGACTATTCGCCTCCAAATACAGTGTTAATGGTGTTTCATGCGGGATGTAGCCAACAGACTGTTTCCCATCCACCCCAATACGGGTTTCCCCAAGTGTAACCTCACCGAACTCCCATGCGTTATCAGCCTGAAAGCCTTGAATTTCTACATAATCGTCATATATCCCTTTGCATCTCAGCATTAACACGGCATTCGCTGAGGTGATCGTGCGTGGGTTATGTCCCATTGTCATAATGATTACTCCTTACTGGACGTTAATTGATGGGAGTTCAACTTTCTGGACGCTGCCCCCATCGGCATACCAGAATTTTAATGGCATGGATTTACGCAATCCGCGAGTCTGTGCGGGAGTGTCATTGATCATGACACACCATCCCTCAGTCTGAATCTGGGCTGCTGCATCAAAGCCTGCCTCGACGTTAATCTGCTTTTTCTGTTGTTCAGATAAAACGACGCCGCGCTGAATACCGCCAAACCGTAACATTTGGTCTATAGGGTCTTTAAGGGCAGCACGATGGATCGCTTTCCCGGTTTCGTTATAGGGAATGGATTTGAAACTGGTGAGCATGGTCATCAATGCCAGTTGTAATTGGCTGTTCAGGAATACCTGATTGACGTAGCTATCCAACCACTTGAATTTGCCGGAAACTGAACCCTGATTAACGAATATGAACCGATCGTTTGCTGTACCGTAAGCACCGTAAAAGTTAAATCTCAGCCGTAGTAGCTCATCAGCTAAAGACTTTTCGGTTACGGTGGGTTTCAGCCCTTCCTGACGACGGAATGCAAATGTTGCACGACCGTTCAACTCATTGAAATTGAGTGATGCGGCATAGGTACAGGCAAATGCACCGTGGGTATGGTCGCCGTACATCAGGCACGTGCCACCAATATCAGATTCGAGAATGGCGCTAGAAATTGTCTCCAGTGCCACCAGCTCACCATGGGAATACAGCACATGCACGTAACGGTCATTTTGCAATGTCACCCATTTGGAAATCGCTATTTTCTCGTCAGAGCTGAAATCACCAATCGCCATAATGGAAACGAAATTAGTCACTGATTTGGTAATGCGTGGCATCAGTTCATCAATGGTGTCCGCATTGATACCCTCGTTTTTCTGTGCACCTGCATTTTCTGTCAGCCCCATGTATTCGGCTAAATCACCTGAGCCGAAACTGATTGTTCCACCAGCACCTTTCTTTGCGCCTTCAATAGCAAATGTGCGGCTGTTTGCGTCATATTGACATGTACCAGCTTTCGCCAGTGACACAGAGACAGCCTCTGCCAGCGCGGAATAGGATTTGATATCGGCGGGCGTGATAGTGACAATCTGGCGTTTGCCGTCAATATCCAGCTCTAACCCCTGCGGGATATGGTTAAAATCCCTGATTGGTACTTTGCTACCCACCAGCTTTGCCGCCTGATTGGTTGTCACCATTGACGCGATATACAGTGTTTCGGGTCGGGTTGTTGAGCCAACGAATCCAGAAAAATAAACCTGTGCCGCTTCGTATTCAGGGGATTTTGTGCCGAAGATTTCTGCAATCTGTTCAGCGCTGCCGAATGCTTTCGTACCCAACATGGCGCTCGGTGTGCTCTTGGTAATAAAAATAGCGTTCAGTGCCAGGGGATTTCCGCCCGTGCCAACGACGCTGGGCAGGACGCTGACAATGTCACTCGCCGGAATAGTGTTCATAGGTGCTTACCTTAAATAGAATTGAGATCAATAGAGAATGAGTCGGTACTCTCGACTGAGTAGGAAATTTCAGGGTTGTATTGCAGTTTGATTTCGAGCATTACGCGGTTTTCGTACTGGTTAGCCTCGTTCACCAAAACCATTTTGCGGGGTTGCTCGCTGTAGAGTGGCTGGCATTTTTTGAGTCGAGCTGTGGTGTAACTGGACTGCCACAGATTCGCCACCACCCGCGCCCGTGAATCAGCATCATCCCCGTAAAAATCTAACTGCACCGTTAGTTCTACAGAGCGTTGCGCCGTAATTTCTGACGATTCGTGATGGTAATAATTGGCGATGTAGTCAATGTCTCGCTCAAACAGAACGTGCATTACAACGCCGTTGTCAGGAGCTGGGACATCGTTCTGATATCCCTGAATCACATCGCACGAGAGTAATGCGATGAGATATTGCCTGACCTCAGCGAATAAATTATCGTGAGTGACTGTTATTACTGTCGCCATAGCAACACCTTAACCCATGTCGGGTAGGACTCGACAACTCGCGTTACATTCCACTCAGATATTTCATCTTCGCCATAAGCTGCAAAACGCATCCGGTCTGAACCTTTCTGCTTTATTCGCCGGATTGCTGATATCTGTCCTCTGGCATAGGCATAGATGAGCTGGCCTTGTTGGTTGATGACGCCCAGATGTTCCAAATCCTGTGTACTGAGGCTTTGTAGCTGCACAGAGATCTCATGCTCAGAATATTTGGGGATTTGTTTGCCGGAGTCAGTTGTCGTATAACCATCATTAGCTAGCAGAACGGCGTTGATATTCGGGTTGACGGTGGTGATTAAGCTGTTGGCGATACCTCTGACATTAATCATCGTTAACCTCATAACCAAACGATTTGGATAACTGACTTGTATCAACGAGAGGCTTGTTAAATCCTTTCTTCATGGCAGTTGACGGGCTGTTTGGTGGCTCAGACCACGACAAAACAGACGCCTGCAATTCATCCACAATACGCTCACCTAATCGCGCCATTGCCTTTTTTGCATCACCGTCATTGCGCTGAATATCTTTTGCCAGCATTCCAGACCAATCTTCTTTGCCTTTAGCAATAACGGTTCTGAAAAATGGTCTTGGTGGAATGTTCACGGTGTGAGCAGGGACAGTGTGATCGGTGGCAAAATTAGATTTTAATGCCTTGACAAATCGCCCCTTATTCGCAAACGTGCCATCAGGATTCACTTTGCGATAAAGTGTGGTTGTCTTCTCTGGAACATTGATTGATGCACCGTATTCATTGATATAACCTACCGTAGCAACGGGCGTTCCGTCGGGATAAGTTGCTGATTCGAAAATCCCCGCTTTCAACTCAAGGCTGCTAGCTTCCAGATATTTCCCCAGCGCTTTTCGTAATGATTTACTTAAATTATTAGTCATATCACCTCCTGACATGAATTGGCATCTGGCCTATGACATAGAGGAATGAACGGTAGCGGGCGGTCATTTGCCAATACTTCGCACCGTAGGGCGTCTGGATATACCATTTCTCTGCATCTGAGGTCGTGCCATAGTCCAGTGAAATAGACACACTCCCCTCTGTTGCACTGGATGCCCTGCCTACGGCGTTATTACCTGCATCCATATTGTTTTGCAGGGTGGCAATATGCGCCATCAGCAGATAAAGCAGCATCTCGCGCTCTTTCAAATTTTTTACGCAGCTACGTTCGGTATTATTGAGAAGCATGGTAGCTTCCACAAAATCCATTTCGAGCTGCGTATTGGTGGCTTGAATATTGGGGTAAGCGTCACGCCATTTCTGAATATTCAGCTCAACAATATCGCTCATGCCATCCCCTTAAAATGCCTTTTCAACCTCTTTTACTTGTTCAGGCTGAATGCGCTCAGTACCGGATTTAGTTTTCTGCTTCTCTTTGGCTTCGGCTTTGGTACTGGCTTCTTGTTCATGGGCGAAAATCAGACCGTTAATCACCAGATCCCGATCTTTATTCTCCGCCAGCCACGCCTGCCATAATTCAGCATTAACACCGTAAGTCAGGCCAAAACCGTTCTCATCAACCATATTCCGGGCAAAGCCATTGACAGATACACGCTGCTCGCCCACTTCCAGATACAGGCCATTCGCCAATTTACACGCGATAACTACAGTAGACATATTTCACCTTTGAAATAAAAAACCGCCCGAAGGCGGCGATAGAATGATAACGAAACTCAAGAGACCAGCATTGAGGCAATAAACTGCGGACGATATACCACAGCCCCAAAAGTACCTTGTGAACGTTTCTGTTTCCAAGAGGAAGTTTCTTGAACCATTGGATGCACTCGCATCTTTTCAGTAAAGCCCAAGTCCAGCGTTTTCTGGCCTTCGTACTCTTCAATAACCAATCTCACCAACTCCCCCGCGTTGGTTGCCATCTCAGGGATGCTAATCACTTTCAGGTTAGGGAAGTTCTTGGTTAACTGATCTGATACGTTAACGTTGTACTGGTTGGTCTTGGTAAGCTGAACTTCCATTTCTGGTGAAAGCGTCATCTTCATTGCTGTATTGCGATCAATTAGACCGCTGGTTTGTTTAACCAATTGCTGGTAAAGCTTACGGATAGACTCATAAACCCCTTCACCATCCAGTTTTTCCCATGACTGAGAGGCTATGTTTGGCAATAAGCCGGGATCATTCAAATAACCATAGTTTTCCAATCCCGCCACGCCATAGAGGTAAGTCTTGTTCTGGAATTTATTCAGGGTTAGCACCGCAGCGCGTTGTTTAGCTGACGCCCAATCCAACTTCGCAGCGCCAGCCATCTCCATCTCACGCTCACCGACACTGACAAATGTCTGATAGTGATATGGTTGACGACTAGGCCAGTTGACGTTAACGCCCGTCAATCCGTTGTTGTTATAGTCGCCATAGGTGGACGTTTCACCCGTTGCTTCTACAACCGGAAAAGCGGCGGTTTGGGTTAGCCAGTCACCACGCTTCACTTCTTGGAATGCCTCAGCCATACGCATTGGCGTTACCAGAACATCGATAACTTTCGGATCAATGTAGGTGGTGAATAACGACAGTATGCCCGCGTTAGGTGCTGTCACCATCGCGCTATCCATCGCCATATGACGATTCTGGTTAGTCAGTTCCTGTACCTGATAACCCGTGTTAAACACAACGCCTGCGCGTTGTGCCAGTGCATTTAAATTCAATGGCATGATTTTTCCTTACAGAGAACTGGACATTTTTGTCAGGCCAGAAGTGACGGTTTTAGCTACACGGTATGGAGTGGCCTCAAACGCTTTATCGTTCGGGTCGATGACATCAACCGCTTTCGCTTCGCCTGTGTTGACGTCAGCCACAATAAACTGACCGAGTTTGCCACCTGCTGCCAAATTAACGAGATAATCACCGCCAGACATTAAGGTAACTTCGCGCCCTTTAGGGATGGTCATTGAGGCTTCCGCGCCGTACTGGTCGATAATCGCTTGGTTATTGCGATGAACGAACCCAATAACTGAGTCGGGTATTTTGATATTCGATACCAGCCCCTTGTCATCCGCCCATGCAAACAGGCCAACGATGACGCCATCAGCACCAGCCTTAAACTGACCTTCGCCTGCCACCACAGAGAAATGCGGGTTAGCGGAGGCAAAATCACCCGCTACACCTAATGGCAGGTCGTTATTCATTCTTGTTTGAAAACCGCTCATGATGCCCCCTTAACCGAAACGAGCTGTTAATGTGTCGTCAGCAAAGGAATCATGATCCATTGCGACATTGGTTTTAGTGGTTGATGCCTGATTGCTCAGTAACATGCCAACCATTGATTTGTAAGCGCTGGGGTGTACGCCTTTGGTTTCGAGGCCTTTTTGTTGCAGCGCATAACCGTAAACCTGCTCCGCACTGTCCATTGCCACAACACCCACCAGCGGCTTTACATCCTCACGAGCTTGAAATAGGGCAGTGACACGCTCAACTGCGCGCTGTTCAATCATGGCAGCATCCATTGCTGGCTTATCGTCTTTGTCTTTCTCATCAGTGGCTTTGTTCTCCTCTTTATTGTCTTTAGCGCCTTCCCCTTCAAGATTGTTATCCTTGGCACCTTCCGGCTTACTACTACCCTCAGGGGCTTTAGGATTATTATCTTTCGCACCTTCGGGCTTCTGCTCGTTATCATTTGCATTCTTAATAGCATCAGGATCACTATCCTGAGCTAACTGAGACGTTACCGCCGTTATAACCGCTTGTAGGCTCTGCTCAGATAAATCTGCATCCATAGCCAGTGCCTGTCTGATTTGCGCGGCAATAATCGGCGCTGCACCTTTCTTCAATTTCATTTCTGTCTCCAAATCAACCGTTTGATGGTCAGATATAATTGCGTCTCGCCCGATCCTGCCGCGCTCGACTAATGCAACGTGATTACCGAAAATATTTCGCATAACCCCGTCATAATGCTGTCCTTCGAATTCTCCCGGGGTCATATCCGGTGTGTAACCATATCCAGCGGATAACTCCTTCATCTTTCCGCTTTCAATCAAGTCAATGGCATACCCGTCCCATACGCTCAAATCGCCATAGAGCCGCCCATCTTCAAACGAGATGTCAGAGCCAATAGCGCCAATCGTGTATTCTTTTTGAGGTTCGGATGAATCGACGGGGATGTGTTTTATGAGAAGTTGCTTTTTACTGAATGTTTTTGCTGCTCGCTCTAGCTCCAACGGGTCGCGGAGCAGGTGGAAAACTTTTTCAGGGTCAAGGCCTAGTCGCTCATAGCCGGGTATTTCCTTGCCTCGATACGGGTTAACCGCTGCTTTTGATAGAATAGTACGCTCAACAATCAGGTGACCGTTGCCGTCTTTACTGCGCATGGATCTATCAAAGGCGAGTTTGTCAGTCATGGTCATGACCTGCCTCTTAAAAAGAAAAAGACCGCCGAAGCAGTCTGGTGTTTAAAATGGCATTATCGCTTTGCTTCCGCATCGGCAATTGATCGCCTGTCCGGGCAGCACCCACTCACCATCAAGATAAAAGCCTTTTTCAATATCAAACGTCTTGCCATGCGCTGTCAGATGTGACGGCCTCGGCTGCTTGCCTGCATGGGAATGTATCCAAATGGCTTGCGTTATCCCCAGCTCTTTACGCCGTGATTGCTCAATGACTGCGTGAGCTTTTGATGACTGATCACGGGCAATCAACTCTGCCCGATTGCGCGTTACGTCGAAATCATGCTGTAGGTTTTGAGTGAGTAATGCGAGATCATAACCGCTCGTGACTGACTGCCAGACATGCTGTTGAACTTTGCCGAGATATTCGATACCAATCGATTTAATTAGGCCAACATTCTCACCCATAACTGCCCGAAGAGAATTCAGCGTTTGCTCGCTGTTCTGCATTCGTACGGTAAATCCATGCTGGCGAAGCAGGGTAGTGAACCGGGTATCAAAATTACCGACTGTTTTATCAACGAACTCTTTTGCGACAGTCTGAGACAATGTGTCCAGCTTGGTATTCCATTTATCAAGCAGGTAATCAACCGCATGGGCTATCCAGTCTGAAATGCCGTCATTCGCCAGTTCCGCCTGCGCCTTGCTCTTAAACTCACGCACCAGAACAGCATCCAGCTCTTGCCTGATATCTTTGATGATATCCATCAATGTCTGGTAATAACGGTTCTCAATAGCAACGCTCGGCTTGATTTCCGGCATGACGTTATGTCCGGGCTTTATCGGCCTCAGTATCGCTTTCTTCGCTGCCATAGTCTGGAACTCCGTATGGTGACGGGATTATCTTTTTAGGGTCGATGAATCTCAGAGGGTTATCTTCATCAGCGGCAACATATTGTCTGGCTTCTTCGCCATCGATAACACCCGACTGGTGATAGATTTGCACCGTTTCTGCTTTGGATTTTTCGGTTGATGCCCGTTGCTCATCCGTCAATTGATGCAGTGAGTTGAACTCGAAATAGAGACTGTCATCAATCTCACCAAACAGGTGAAGCTGAACTAGCTTTAAGATAATCGTTACCTGTGGCAATAAATGTGCGCTTTGCAATGAGGCGATATAGTCGTTATAGACGCGTATCTCTCCATCACTGCTGGCGTTCAGTCCACTAGGTGTAATACCTAGTAACTTGACCAACGGTGTATGACTCGGCGCTGCCATCTGCTCCTGAGCTTGTCGCTGGAGTGCATCAAGGCCAGAAAGTGGCGTATTGAACTGAAAGAATTCTTCACTACCTTTGTCCAATAACATCAGATTGCGGTTATCTCGATACAGAGAGAACATCGCTGCTCGCATTTTGATATCCGCACCATCTTCACCGTTCAGTATTCCCTGCATGTTGGTAGCAAGACCAGTCAGCGAAAAGGAGTGAATCAATTCACTGATAGCATCGGTGGTGCGTTGCCACCTTTCCACATAAGGCTTCATCAACTGCAACATGCTAATACCACTGAAATTATAAGCAGGTTTCAGGATGTCAGATACTGGCCTCATTATTAGCGTCATTAACCGATCAGCGTGAATCTCGTTACCCAGCACGAACCACTGAGACGGTTTAAAGAAGTCATCTGCCATTGGGTCATGTGCGTTATACAGACTCGGGGTTGACCAAATTGGCTCAATCAGACTAAATCCCTTGAGAGTGCCTTTTTTGATGCCTGTTGAACTGATAACCAGTGGTAAATTGGCTTTGTCTTCGTGCCCCTGAATATCAATAAATAACTGAGAGCGACCAAATATCATTTCGTTCTCGATATGCTTTCTCATCAGGTCACGAATTTTTAACCGTTCCATTTCGGCGGTGATCTTAGCAATCTGATCTGTTTTATCTTCACCATCATTAATCTTGCCACTGCTACGCGCCTTGACTTCTCCCCATTCGCGGGTCATTTCTTTAGCTGTTGTCTCTGGAACGCTACGATAATCACTGGATTGTGACATCACCGCCAGAGTAGGGTAGCCGAGAAAACCTGAATAGAACTGCGGGCTGGCATTGGCGTATTCATAGGCGCCATTACAGGCGCTATCCATTGCTACCGGTGCTGATTTACCAACGGGAACTACAGCGGGATGAATTGCAGGTGGCTCAATTTTAACTAGCTGTTCCGGAGCTTTACCTTCCTCCAGCATCTTCTCAAGCGTGCGCTCATACACTTTTGCCCGTTCCAGTTTCTTTTGAGCCTGCTCAGCCTTTGCCTTTTCAATAGCTAGCTCCCGTTCTAACTCCAACAGGCGCTGTTTTTTAACAGATTTAAACCATTTCATTTAGATACCCATAAGAGCGTTGGGATTGATGCGAATACCTGCGTTAACAGTGGCAAAGGCCATAATGAACGCATCAGCTTTATTGGGGCTTGGAATACCACGCTTTTTCATGTCTTTCTTGCTTTCGACTTTGACACGTCCGTTATTGTCGTAATCGACTTGAGGTCGTGATAATTCCGCCTTGAGATATTCCAGATCTTTCATACCTTTCGACAGGCTGATTAGCTGGTCTTCGGGGTATTTGTCGCCATGATTAACAGCTCGCCATGTGTTGTAGAACCGGTTGGCCACTAATTGCCATTGTTGCGCCTTGAGGTTGGCGAACATGTCCTTGTTTGTTTTGCCCGGCATGTATTGGTTATCAGGATTCTCAACAGATGCGCCAGCATTGAATCCTACCGTTCTGACCCGCTGATCTTTCCGGTTGAATTGCGCCTTAACTCCAGCACCCATACCAATACTGTCAAATATGACTGTGTCAGCATTACTTTTCAGTGCGTAATCATAAACATGGTCAGCACTCCAAATCACATCCTGACCACGCCACTCCTTGACCTCAATAGCAACAGAACCATGTCTTAGTACGGTTGCATTTGAGTCCTCGCCATCATCAGCCACGTCGAATCCAACGAACTTACGACCCACAGCGCCGAATCCGAGTTCCAGATGAGCATTAACCGCCGCCTCAATCCATGCAGGTTTAATGATTGCTAGTGCGGAATCAGCAACAGGCTCACCCTCCCAAATATGGCGGTAGAGGTCATAATCACGTACCTTGCACTCTTCCATCTCCTGCCTGAGTACTTCGGGGAACCAAGGGTTTTCTGACCAATTGACCTTTAGAATAACGCTGTCTTTTTGTGGCTCAACAATGAATCGCTGGTAGGTATCATCCAGAATGTTTTTCGGGTTGAACGATACCCAAATTTCAGAGTTGGGCTTTCGGATAGTAGGGATCAATATGTCCCAGCTTTCCTTGGTGACAGCCTCGGCTTCTTCAATCCAGCAGATATCAACGCCCTCTAATGATTTAATCTTGGTCGGATTGTTCTTAATGCCGTAAAACATGAATTCAGAGTTAGTCGCCAAGTGCCGAATAGAAGCCCGTTGCACCTCAAACTCATTCTGATAATCCTCACGGTAAATAGTGTCCTCTAACAACTTGAGAACCGAATCGCTGATACTGTTCTGCAACTCACGAGCACAGAGGAAGCGATAACAGCCACGCCGAGATATCTCTATCAGTAATCGGGCAATTGACCATGATTTACCACTGCCGCGCCCACCATAGGAAATTTTGTACCGAGCTGGGTTTATAAATGGCCTAAATACTGGATTAAGCTGTGTCATCTATAAAACCCCTCAAAATAATCCATTGAATAAAAAACGAACACCATCGCAGCGAATACTATTCAAATTCACTGAATAATTTGTTTTTAATTAAAGTTGCCGCTAATTGGCTGAAATCGGTTGGTTATGATCCAGTTCTACGCCTGATAGCAAGAACCTAAGGCATTACCTAATAAATTCCAAAGTAGCATTTTGGGTGCAAGTTCACGCAACAACCATTATGTTAAATAGACTAATAATTGAGCTGCTATTCACCATCGCCAAATAATTTTTTCAGGGGAGGGAGGCCTTTAACATCAATAGCTCCCTCGATACCATGATCGATCTTATCCCGCCAATGATTCTTCTGCCTATTCTTGAGCCAGAATATCGCTGCGGTTGTATCGGGTGGGTAATGTTTTGTCGTGGGAGTAATCACAACTTTACCATCAATTGCCCTGATATCATCCTCTGGATGCTCATAACCTGTTGCCCGATGAAAGAGCTTTGCCGCAACTTCACCATCAGCTACCTGCTTACCCTTTTTTATGGACTCCAGAAACACAGGGTATTCATGCTTCCAGTTGTTTAATGTTGACTCGCTGACCTCGAAAAAATCAGCTAGTTCTTTATCGGTGTAACCCAACAAGCACAATTTGCGCGCCTGTTCGGCATACGCCTCTTGGTATTTAGTTGGGCGTGCCATTTTGCTTCCTTATATAGTCACTGCATAAGATTTGATAGCGGTAACTCGACTAAGGGGGATGGTGATAATGTCGATGCCACTGGTGCTCTGGAAGATGGTTAAATAGTCGTCGCCATAGTTGCTAACTGGTATCTCGTCTTTGCTATATCCCACGATAGCCATATCTTGACCTTCAATGAATATTTCAATTCTCCAGTAGCTGAATGTTTTTGGTCTTTTCGTATCTTGTTGTATATCACTGCCAACACCTGTTTCCACTTTTTCCCCTGGATATTGATTGATTGGTGTGTGATTAAATCTCGCATTTGCCATAATAAAATCAGTAACACGTTTAATTGCTTCACTTTCTATGTACTGCTTAGTTTTATTATTTACAGGCGCTTTTTTCTCAGCGCATTCCCATTCAATATCATTCACAATTTGCCGAAGCTGCTCTTGTGATGGCATGGTGAAATCCATACTAAGTGTCCCCAGTTGACCTTTCATTTTTACCTCATTCAGCATATTTAACTGCGCTGGTTGATATAACCCCGACAGTTTTTGTACGGTGGTTATATAAAATGCTGAAAAAACATTCAGGAAGTAACTTATCGTCCAATATCCGATAATCGGACTTTGCTTTTCTGCATAGCGATCACGACTCTTGAATCATGATGGCAATGCAGGCCGTCTCTCCGGCTGTCACACCCCTTCTTCTGCCTACAGCGGATGTTGCTGATAATGACCCGTCTTCTTCGGGGGCATGGGTTATTTTTGATTCTGCCGGTACGCTCGATGGCAAGGAGACATGTCGTAGCTAATACCGGCAGACGGCGATAACCCGACGCAAAGGTGTATCGATATCGATATTCCCGATAGAGGTGCGCTCAAAACAGTGACGTAAAAACAGATGCTTAAGCCGTTTTGTCCAGCCCGTTGTGTCCAAATAACACATTGAAAGGCAATGAATTTATTGCTTTTGTCCAGTACATAAATCAACCATAGAGGTATGTCTACAGTTGGAAATAAAAATGCCACCAGCCCGTGTGCGTTGGGTACGCGGTAGGAACGAGGTGGCAGCATGGGTTATTCCTGTAGCCACTCAGGGAATGGACGCGGGAATAAAAAAGCCACCACGGGTGTGATGGCTTGGGTGTTTTTGGTGTAACTACTTAAGGGGTTAGAAAGAAAACTGTTTAATACTATTAGCCATTTATAATTTCGTTAATTCTATTAAAAATCTTTTCAGCATCTAATTCATTTTTAATTGACTGGTCATTACAGTCATTTTTATCTGCACAACTTTTATCAACTTCTTCTACTGAGTAATTGTGTTTACCAGCCAACTTATTGAGGATATCAAGGGTTTTTCCCCAAGTTTTTGTCGCACTTACAATGATATCGCAACCACATTCAATCAATTTGCCAACCCGCTCTTCTACTATTGACTCGTCATCGCCACCAGTTGAAATCCCTACTTTGATGTTTTTAACAACAAATACAACAATAGTGTCTACACTTCCATGTTTATATATTTGCTCAAAATTATTAGAGGATTCTAATTTCTCTATTAGAGAATTTAACGTCTTTGTTTTTCCAGCATTTCTAGTGCCTTTTAGAGCTATCATGTTTCTAGTGTTCATTAGAATATCCCTTTTTGTTTAATGTTTGAACATGATAGCCGTTGTTAATATGTTACTATTGTATTTTAATGTCATTCTGCCACCTCAGTATCATTTGCTCTGAGGTGGCTAGCGGTATGCTTTACTTGACTACCTCTACCGTAGCACCGTTTTCATTGGTGATATACAGCTGATCCCCTTTGTAGAGAAACTGATACCCACCTCCACCCAGCTCTGGAATTTCCGGAAATGTAGGGCTGGGAATATTTGAACAGACAATGGCAATACAATCATTAGCGCTCACACCTTCACGGGTTACACTGAGTAAATGTTCTTCTTCAACAACCTGTGTCATTTCTTCATCTGAATAGGAGGGCGGAATAAACTCAATGACGTCTGGTGTTTCAATACCCAACTCTTTAGCCAAATCAAATGCCTGTTTCCATTGAGGCGAACCAATGCGAGCAATAGTAATCTCTTTGGTTTCATATAATGATGTGGCGTTTTCGATAATCTGCTTAACTGTAAACATGGTTTCTTTTCCTGTTTCTGATAATAAAAAAGCCCCTGATTACTCAGAGGTTACCGACATTCAGTATTCGCCCAATCCCTCAGTCCGAGGAACTGGGCTTCGAGGGTTTCAAGTTCTCCGAGGAGACGTACATAATCCTGTTCAGCGTCTTTCGCCAGTCTGGCGGGTCTTGAACCATCCACGCCGGAGGGGGCAGCGGTTTCAGACACGGGGCATTGAGCCTTGACGTACACGCGCTGAGTGTTAGTGCGGAGAGTATCGCTAAGCTCATCAAGTTTAGATTTGGCATTGGCGAGTTCCTGAGAGTGTCGGGTATCTAATTCGTGGAGTTGCTTGATGCGCTCTTGCTGGTTGGCGTTGATGGCGACCTGTTCGTCATACCCTAGCTTTAACCTACGGTATTCTTCGGCCTTGTCCTGATACTCACTGTAGTAGAACCAGAGCAGGCCAGCGACGACAGCAAAAGCACCCAAGGTGAAGTACTGACTGTTGAGTTTCATCGCTATGAATTTAACCTTGCTTGCTCTTCTATCAGAGGGTTACGATAGTTTTTATCAAAAATCCCTTTTAACGCCTGTTTTCTTTGTTCACGATCCCACCCCATTGAAATAAGAACCGTATTTGCCCGCTGTAATTCGGTAATGGCTTTAATCTGCCACTCAGTCAAGTAATCCCTGATTGCTTCGCTTTTGCCAATATCATTGTTCTTCTTAAACTTGGCCGACTTCATTCCGAGGACGACATCATTAATCAGGTCGGCTTCATTGCTGTAATGAAAATGCTCCGTTTCTTTCCCGTCCTGTTCCCGGCTATTTTTAATAGCATCGGTCATAGGTCGGTATTCAACTCTGGATCTTTCTCGCTCCAATTGAATTTGAGATTCTTTTGTTGCCTTTTCACGAAACTTAATGAAACTGTCAACCAAGCGTACTTGTCCATCACGGGCTTTATCACCACCAATAAACGGCATGGCAATAAGGAATCCCCGTTCAGTTAATTCATAACAAGGTAATTCTTTGTTTTGTTTGCTAATATATGAGGAGGGCTTGAAATCAAGCCCTCCTAAATGACGGCTTTCTATCAATTCTCTTACGTTCTGCAAGACGTTCTTATGATCTCTACCAAACTCATTCGCGATAACATCGGTTGTTACTACAGGTTGCCCGTTGGATTTTTTAACTAAAAGTCTCATCTTGCGTATTCCTATAGAAATAAGAGCCTGCTGACGTAGAAATATCGCCCATGAGAGGTCGCCACCTTTAGCGATAGTTCTCAGGCTCTATTTCTATAAGCTCATGATTGGATTTTGCGCACGTCAGTACGCAGATAAAAAGAAGCCCCGCAGATGCGAGGCTCAGGATTCAGATTAAGCTGTAGGCTTTTTCGAATGTTTCTTCGGAATAAGGTTGCTTGCCGTTCTCGTGCCGGATAATGGACTTAGCCAGCGCAATCAGCGTGGGTTTATTGATGTCCAAAGCTTGATTTGGGTCTACGTTCAGTGCCTTAGCAACACCCTTGATATAGGCTGAGGTGTTGTTCTCATTGGTCGGCGCCCAGCGGTCTATCATCTTGGCCACACTCTGATAACCGTTCTTGTGGTAATTGGTCAGCAGCTTCATCAGTGCCCGGATACCATGCTCCGCCGTCACGAAACGACAGAAGCGCTTCTCAATCTTTGGGTCGTGCCTTAATTGACCCTGCCACTTATTAGCGGGGTTGTGATCAATATTGCCCGGATTGTTATTGCGAATACCTCTGCTCATCTTGGGTCACCTGTCAGTCTGTTCCAGAAATACGTGAGGGCAATACTTCCCATCGCACCGCACATCCCCGCACTGGCGAATGTCATGTATAAGCTCAGTCCCGCTTCCAAACTGATAAAGCCCCCTATCAGTCCGGTGAAGCCCGAAACGACTACCTGAGCCACTGCCCCGAACCAACTCCAGCGGGCATTGCTGGTTTTTATATCGATGATGTAGCGGACTATCCCGCCCCATGCTGAAAGCAGCAGCAGTATCAGCCATTGATACAGTTCAAAGCCGCTTGGGTCTTTATTTGGCATGCGCATATTCCACCCCATTTGAGCAATGGGCGTCCGTGGGGTGAACGATGGTTACCCCTGTGAGTCGGTTAAAAGTAATGGGTTAATAGTTAAGGTAAGCTGGATTTCAGCATAAATAGCGATTCAATTGATGTCGTTTTTGTTCCAGAGATACCGCTAGTAACTTCGCGCGACCAAATACAATTAAAATCATCTGGCGCGGTGTATTCGCTAACAAAGACAGTACAGCGATTCGATAACTCACGAACCCAATTCCAAAACTCAGCCGTATTAAATTTATCGCGGTATTGCCGAGTATTCACATAAGGCGGGTCGCAATAAACTACAGCCCCATCGGGTATATCCAATACACGGTAATCGCAACACTGCAATATGACGCCATCTAACTCAGACAACTGCCGCTGAATATTGTTGATGGCCTCCGATTGATAATCACGAACGCGCCCGGATTTGACCTGCCCAGTTCCCACGTAGCTATTGAACCATTTACCCGCGTAACTACAGACAAAACCCACCCATCCTGTTAGATGCGGGATTTCACTCTGGTTATTCTTTATCGCGTAGTACTGTTCTCGTGAGATTTGCCCCGGTGGCTGCCAGCCAGAGAGTAATGCGTCCCACATTTGTATCAGGTATTCGTGGCTATCGGCAGCGATAACAGGGCCAGCATGTTTGGTATTGATGTGACTCACCATATTCATGCCGCCCGCAAACGGCTCAATATAAACAGTCTCTGTCGTTAAGTGATCCAGAATGAAGGGCGCAATATATTTCGCTATGCGCGCTTTACTGCCCATGTATTTCACCGTTCCTGCCCCTCTGTTGGTACAAACATTTATTCGCCAGAAAACAAAAAAGGCCGCCTGAGCGCTGTCTCTTGATCACATCTCTAGCTCAAGAGACTGTGCAAGCAGGTACCCCTCAAGGAGGG